GCTAATGTCATGGAGATTTTCGGAAAATCTTTCAGTGTCACCACTGTATCTGCATTATAATGTTCTTCTTCTGGATCATCCTGCAAGATATAGCTATACTTCAAATCATATTTACCATCCTCAAGATAATAAATCTGTACTGCTCTTTCTTTCGGTGAGATGATCCAATACTCTTCTACACCTGCTGCCTGGTAAATTTCTTTCTTCACAGTCATATCTCTTAATGCTGTTGCAGGGCTAAGAGTTTCCACAATAAATCTGGGTGTACCAGTATAGGAACCACCTTTCAAATGCTTACGGTCACATATAATCATCACATCTGGTATCACATAATCATTATTCTCCTGTGCATGATATTTATAATCCAGATTCTCCATGAATGCTAAACACAGTGTTCTCTGTAAACCAGTTGATATGATTCGATAAATATTACCATCTACAAGCCCATGCTGATAATTTGGTGATGGTGATATATCATAGATTACACCATTAATCTTCTCTTCTTTTCTATATTCCTCTTCAAGTAATGGCATATTATCACCTCCAAGTGAGTTTGGTTATATGTACATTATAATATAGGTTATGTCTGTTCAGCAACCTGTTTTTGATTCTGACAAAACGAATATAGATATCCGGTTACTGTTCAGGTTTGACACCATTTTGACACCATTTTTCACAAAGATGCGTAAAAATACGGTAAGATAGTGAAATTGAACTTCTCGCAAACCCTTTAGATCTCGCTGAAATCCGGTGTTCCATACAGGTCGAACGGAGTTGACTGGTAGACATAGTAATTCAGCCAGTTTGTATACAGGTTGTTCGCATGTGCTCTCCACATAAGGAGCGGTCTGTTTTCCGGGTTGTTGTCTTTGTAATAATTCTCCGGGATTTCGATGGGCAGGTTTTTGCTGACATCACGTTTGTACTCACCGTCAAGAGTCACACGATCATATTCAGGATGTCCCATTACAAAGATCTTGCGGCCGCCGTCTGCCATTGCAAGGAAAAGCCCTGCTTCATCGGATTCAGCAAGCACTGTCAGCTCTTTACAGTTATGGATATCCTCGATGGGAACTTCCGTATGTCTGGAATGAGGTGCAAGGAACATATCGTCGAATCCGCGTACCAGCGGAATCTTACGGTTCATCACTTTATGCCAGAAAAGACCGAACATCTTCTTATCAAGTTTGCGTTTTTTCAGTCCATAGTGGTGGTAGAGTCCTGCCTGTGCAGCCCAGCACAGATAAATGGTGGAGGTAACATGGGTGTTTGTCCAGTCCATGATCTCTACCAGTTCCTTCCAGTAGTCTACCTCTTCGAATTCCATCTGCTCTACAGGAGCACCTGTGATGATCATTCCATCGTATTTGTTATTTTTCAGTTCCGGAAATGTCTGATAAAATTTATTCAGATGACTCACAGATGTATTCTTCGCTTCATGGCTCTGTACTGCCATAAAGGTGACATCCACCTGCAGCGGTGTGTTGGAAAGGGAACGCAGAAGCTGAAGCTCTGTCTCCTCTTTCAGAGGCATCAGGTTCAGAATGAGGATCTGAATGGGGCGGATATCCTGATGGGATGCACGTGACTCATCCATCACGAAAATATTTTCTTTTTCCAAAATCTCTTTTACGGGCAGATCGCTCTGTATTTTAATTGGCATTATCTTATCTCCTGTTCTTATTATTTTATTGTTGTGCCATCTTCAGGAAATCTTCTTCCGAAAGGATTGGAATTCCCAGTTCTTTGGCTTTTTTATTCTTTGAAGAATTGGAAGTTGTGTCATTATTGATCAGGTAGTTCGTCTTCGATGTTACTGATCCGGTCACCTTGCCTCCCAGAGACTCAATAAATTCCTTTGCCTGTGCTCTGTTTGCAAAGTGCTCCACACTTCCTGTGATAACGAAATTCATGTTCCGGAAAATCTGCTCACCTGTCTTTTCTTCTTTCTTAACAGTCAGATGGCTCATCAGATGATCCAGTTTTCTGTTATTATCCTCGTTTGAAAAATAATCAGTCAGACTTCCGGCAATTACCGGTCCGATGGTATCAATAGAGCTGATCTCCTCTTTATCTGCATGACGGATCTTCTCCAGATCATCATCAAAATGCCTGCAGATCACTTTTGCATTGGCAAGACCGATATTGGCGATTCCAAGGCTGTAGATCACCTTCGCAAGAGTAGTCTCCTTAGCTTTATCAAGGCTGGTCATCAGGTTCTCAAAGGATTTCTCCCCGAATCCGTCCATCTCCACGATCTCATCACGATGCTTTCCAATCTCAAAAATATCTCCGAAATCATGAATAAAGCCTCTTGCAATGAATTTCTCCAGTGTTGCTTCTGACAGTCCGTCAATGTTCATGGCATCCCTGCTTGCAAAAAGTGCAAAGGATTTGATCTTCTTTGCGGCACAGTCAGGATTTGTACAGTAAAGTGCCTCCACATCATTTACCTTCTGTATCTGTATTCCATGGCCACATGCAGGGCAGGTATCCGGAATTTCCAGTTTACTGCTGCGTGTGAGGTTTTCTGCAATCTGCGGAATGATCATATTTGCTTTATATACAGTGATCGTATCCCCGATACCAAGCTGCAATTCTTTTAGAATGCTCACATTGTGTACGCTGGCGCGGCTCACAGTGGTTCCCTCCAGCTCAACCGGTTCAAAAACAGCCACCGGATTGATCAACCCTGTTCTTGACGGGCTCCATTCGATCTCAAGAAGATGGGTTTCTCTGATCTCATCTGCCCATTTGAATGCAAAAGCATTTCTGGGAAATTTCGCCGTTCTTCCAAGGGAATCTCCGTATGCAATATCATCATAAAGAGCAACCAGTCCGTCCGACGGAAAATCATTCTCAGTGATCGCAGTTGAAAAATATTCCATGGCTTCATCCAGCGTTGAAGCTGTGACTGTCCTGTATTCCACTACATCAAATCCCTGTTCTTTCAGCCATTCAAACTGCCGGGCTCTTGAATTATGGAAATCAACCCCGTCGGCGCTTACCAGCGTAAATGCGTAGAAACGCACATTCCTGCGGGCTGTGATCTCATTGTTTAACTGGCGGACAGAACCGCTGCATAAGTTTCTCGGATTCTTGTATTTCGCATCAACGTCTTCTATGGATTCATTGATCCGTTCAAAGTCCGAATAGGTAATGATCGCTTCCCCACGCAACACCAGTCTTCCCTGATACGGGATTTTAAGAGGAACGTTCTTAAATACTCTGGCATTATTGGTGACAACCTCTCCTGTCACACCGTTTCCACGTGTAACTGCTTTGGCAAGTCCTCCATTCTCGTAGGTAAGAACGATCGTCAGTCCGTCCAGCTTCCATGACAGAAGCGTTTTGTGTTCCCCGATAAATTCCCTCAGAACTTCTCTGTCCTTAGTCTTGTCCAGAGACAGCATGGGGGATTCGTGTTCTTCTTTTGGAAGCTGGTCAACTGCCTCGTACCCTACGCTTACGGTTGGGCTGTTTGCCAGAACAGTGCCTGTCTCTTTCTCCAGAGCCTGAAGCTCGTCGTACATCTGATCGTACTCTCTGTTGCTTATGATCTCTGTATCCTGCTGGTAATACGCCTTTGCTGCCCTGTCCAGCTTTTGCACCAGCTCTTTCATTCGCATGATCGCTGCTGTTTCCATTCTGTTCTCCTGTTCTGATCACTGTTTCACTTATGGAAGATTCCAGTAAATGGTTCAGTTCTTCCCATTCCAGTGCTGTGATCTCTCTGTATTCGCCTTCTCTGATCCCGTCCAGAGTCAGATTCATGATCCTGATCCTTTTCAGCTTCTGTACCTCATATCCCAGATACCGGCACATTCTGCGGATCTGCCGGTTCAGTCCCTGTGTCAGAATGATCCGAAAGCTGCATTCTCCTGTCTGCACCACTCTGCATGGTCTGGTCACCGTATCAAGAACAGGGACTCCCTTGCTCATCCTTCGGACAAATTCCCTGTCCACCGGCTTATTCACTGTCACAAAATATTCTTTCTCATGATAGTTTCCGGCGCGCATGATCTTATTGACCAGATCTCCTTCGTTTGTCAGAAGGAGAAGGCCCTGTGATTCTTTATCCAGTCTGCCCACAGGATAAACACGCAGAGGATAATCCAGATAATCTGTTACCGTCGTCTCATCAAACTGCTGCTTTGTGCTGCACACGATCCCTCTGGGTTTGTTAAAAAGAAGCAGTACTTTTTTTTCATTTTTATGGACAGGTATATTGTCTGCACAGATCTCATCTTCCAGGCTGACTTTCTGACCGCTTTCTGCTTTTTTTCCGTTTACCGTAATCCTTCCCTCTTCGATCATCCGGTCGGCTTCCCGTCTGGAGCATATGCCTGCCTCGCTTAAATATTTGTTTATTCTGATTTTTTCGTCCATTGTTCTATTATATAATTTTTTGTACATCTTATCAACGGTGAAATTTTGACGGAATTTTTCTGGAAATTTTTTCAAAAGGGCAGGAATGGGGAATCGCCTTGTATTTTGTCAGATTTTATTGTATGATATCGAATGACAGGATATCTTTTTTGTCACTGATTTTATCAAAAAGGAGGCTTTCATGTCAGATCATTTACCACGTACAAACCGGTGGCTGATCGCACTTTCTGTTATTCTGTGTCTGATACTTGGAGGAATTTTCACCCGTTCTTCCGCTGTGACTTCACAGGCAGATGCCATCAGCGATGCCGGAGCTTTCGTGTCAGAAGATCAGGATTCTGCGGAGTTTACTTCTGAGGAAACATTGACTGATAGCAATGATAATTTTACGGATTCTTCTTCCGGGAAACTGTTTGGACGCACTTCTTCAGATTCATCTGAAACTTCTCCGGGCGGTCCTGCATTAAGCACTGATATCTCGCCTGAGGCATCAGAGGGCAGCTGGGCTTCCAGCGGAAGTAACTGGATGTTTCTGGTGGATGATAAACCATACACAGGATGGTTCACAGATACAGATGGGAAACAGTACTATATGGATGAGACCGGTATTATGCAGACAGGCTGGACAGATATCGGAAAGAAGCGGTATTATTTTGATATGGATGGCATTCTGCAGACAGGGACTGTGATAATAGATGAGAAAACTTATGAACTGGATACAGATGGTTCTCTGAAAGGTTATACGCCAAAGAAAAAATCCTCGAAGAAGAAATCTTCAGATAAGTCAGCTACCTCTGACAAGTCCGGTACATCTACGGCAAAGAAGTCGGTCGCCCTTACTTTTGATGATGGTCCCAGTTCTTTTACAGACCGTCTTCTGGACTGTCTGGAAGAAAATAATGCAAAGGCAACTTTCTTTATGGTGGGTACTGAGATTGCCAGTTTTCCGGACGAAGTAAAACGCATGAAGAAACTGGGCTGTGAACTTGGAAACCACACTTATGACCATAAGGATCTGGCGACTCTTTCTTCGGATGAGATCAGTTCAGAAATTGCAAGAGTGGATGAACAGCTTGTAAATCTTACAGGTGAGGGAGCTTCGGTGGTCCGCCCGCCATATGGATCTGTTAATGATACGGTAAAATCAACTGTGGGAACCCCGATGATTCTGTGGTCCATTGACACCCTGGACTGGAAAACGCAGGATGTGGAATCTACGGTTGAGGAAGTCATGAATAATGTAAAAGATGGTTCCATTATTCTGATGCATGATATTTTCAGCACCTCTGTAGATGCAGCCGAGATCCTGATCCCGCAGCTTATCGAAGAAGGCTATCAGCTTGTAACAGTGCACGAACTGGCTTCCCTGCATCAGACAGAATTATCGACAGGAGTTACATACGGTGAATTTAATCGAATCAAGTAAGTCCCTTGCGGAAGTTGCGAAAAGTAATAAGAACAGCAAAATCTCCAGCAGAAGCTGACAAGAACAATGTCAGAAAAACGGAACGTAAAAAATACAGGCAGTTACCACAAGGATAACCGCCTGTATTTTTTACGTTCCATATTCAATTTTATTCAAGTAAATCTCCTCTGATGTATCCGGTCTGACCGTCGTAGTCGATCTGAACCCATTCACCATCAGTACCTGTCTTCTGAACCTGATCACCTGCTGAGATCACGCCAAGGATATCAGCATCTGTGCTGGCTTCTGCGCGTACATTACATTCCTCCGAAGCAGTAAGCATCGTGCCATCTTCTGCCTCTGTTGACACACCTGCTTCCTCCCCAAGACCATTCAGGAATTCTTCAAGAGACGGATCAGATTGCTGTGCCTGATCCAGTTCATTCTGCACCTTCTTTATAAGAGCTGAAACATCACTGTCTGATAACTGTTTTTCCATATATGCGGAAATCTCAGAATCCTGTAAAGCTCCGTTATTGATCACCCAGTTTCCTTCGCTGTTCTTATATACATAGAACTGAGTCAGTGCAGGGGCCTTGGTCTCAACGCCCTGACAGATATACGAGAAACAGGCGTAAACCACGTAAGAATCATCTGTCATACCTTTCTTCGTGTACACATCGCCTACTTCATACCCTTCGATATAATCTTTCAAATTTGTGACTTTTGACTCATCAGACGGTGTAAAATCATCTTCCAGAGTCTTCAGCGTTGCAATATCTTTTTCCCCCAGAGCCTGATAATAGCTCGTGATCAATGCAGTAACGTCTGCATCTGCTGTTTCCATGGGATTGGCGTCTTCTTTCTTCTCGTCAGACTCCCCTTCACTTATCGGAGAAGAAGGAACATTTCCCTGGTCTTCGGATGTGGTTTTCTGTTCATCTCCGGAATTCCCCTTATTACTTCCGGAACAGGCTCGAATGCCGCAAAACAGGACAACCACAATTATCAGAATAGCTCCACCCAGCATAAAATACCGGAGATTATCTGATAACCATTCTCTAAAATCATCCAAGTTCTTGTCCTCCTTATGAGTTACCGTTTGCTCCGTTCACTGCCGCATACGATTTCTGACAGTTCCCGATTCTGATAACTCCTGTGATACAACGCACCGGAACTGTACATACGTCCCAGGCAGCACGCCTGAAGGGAATCGAACCCCCGCACATGGTACCGGAAACCACTGCTCTATCCACTGAGCTACAGGCGCGTATCTTGAAAATCAATCTTTTGAAACCTTTGTAAATACTGAAAAGTATTGATTTTACTGGCTTTAAAGCCACTTTATAAGAGATATTCAGTTGTCAAACTTGATACCTAGTCGTGTTAGTTTATACCCTTTTCACCCTATTAAATTTAATTCATAAGGGGGAAATAAGGGGGAATATTTCATTTTCCGCATTGATAAGGGGGAAATAATTATTGCTTCATCCTTATCCTTATGCTATAATTTACTTAACACATAATTCATATTATCATAATTTTGGAAAAAAGTAAAGTTTTTTATTTTGTAAGTAAAATTAGTGTAATTTTGTACAACGGAGGGATGTATATGGCAAGAAGGGAAAAAGGTTCAGGATCATGGGATACTGTAACAAAGAATGACATTACATACTATAGGTACCGTAAGAAATATAATGGTATGACAAGCCGGAAAGAATTTGTAGGAAGGACAAAAGCTGATGTAAAACGCAAGATACAAGAATTTGAAGCTAAGAGTATGAGGGTTAACCAAAAAGATTATCGTAAGATGACTCTTGGGGAATGTATAGATAATATCCTGCAGACGTTGGAGCCGACTTTCAAGACAAATAACTATGCTACTCTTCAGTCTACAAATCGCTGCTATATTAAAACTAATCCGATTGCTGATGTACAGATGGCTGCTATAGACAAGATTGTTATTCAAACATACTATACAAATATGTCGAAGAAATATTCTGAGAGCACTGTTAAAAAGACACGAACTCTTTTCAATATTGTTTTCGATTATCTTGTATCCTGTAACATCATCACAGAGAATCCTGCAAAAGGGATTAAGATGCCGCATAAGTCAAAATATGCAGTACAGAAGAAAGAGCACTCTTTCTTATCTTTAGAAGAAGCTGAGAAGTTTTATAAGACGGCTCTTATGAAAGCAGATTCTGCTTTGCCAGGCGTAAAGACAGGTGATTACATCTATGGACGTAATGCTAGGTTCTGTCTGTTAGTTCTTTATACTGGTATGCGTATAGGAGAAGCTTATGCTCTCACATGGAAAGATATAGATTTTAAGAATAATACCATTAACATAGATAAGACAATGGAGCGTATCAAAGTAGATAGCAAATATCAGTGGCTCATAGATACACCAAAGCGTCCTAAGTCAATCAGAGTCATTCCTCTGGCGAATCGTGCAAAAGAACAGCTGCTCTGGCTTAAAACTGTATCTCCTGGACTGAAAGCATCCGGAGATGACCATATATTCGTAACTGAAAATAATATTCCACCATCACAGTCAACTCTTACTAGGACGCTTAAAGCGATCCTCAAGAGAGCTGATATTGAATCTGACGGTTTCGGCCTACATGATCTTAGGCATTCGTTCGGATCTATGCTACTACAGAAAGGATGGGAACAGAACCAACCTGTAGATATCAAGGTAATATCAGAGATACTTGGACATGAAGATGTTTCCACAACTTATAACATATATATGCATATCATGAACAAACATAAATCAGAAGTCATAAATTTACTTGATTAAAAATAAGGGAGTTATATCATTTCGATATAGCTCCCATTTTTTACTATAAAAATATTGTTTTACGTATATTATCAGATATCCATTTAAGATACTTTTCTTTAGGAATCCTGTATGTATTTCCTATTTTTATTTTAGGAAAAGAACTTAGTTGAATAAGCTGATATGTTTTGTTACGTCCTATTTTTAGATGTTTTTGTATATCTGTTGGAGTTAACATTTCATCCATTCCATACTCCTTTTGATTATATGAGCCATATTTAAAGGACTCCATGAATAGCCTTTATTTGAAATTACATAATCTACTTCATCCTTAATACCATCAAATTGACCCACATCAGATAAATTCCTTCTATAAGACTCTTCTATATCATCACCACGTTCCAGAATTTTAATTAATCTATCCCTTCGAGGAACATCAATATAGAAAGATATAATATGCAAATCTTTGTTCTTCTTTAATTGTCTGAGCCCATGAGGAGTCAAGACAACTACTTTATCATCTGTACAGTCTTCTTTGGCTGTTCCATATTGCCAACCATTGTAAGAAGCATGTTCAGCAAAAAGATCTTTTTCTATCATATCATTAAATTGCTCTTCTGTAATAAAATGATATGTTTCTCCATCTACATCTTCTTTTCTCATAGGCCTAGTAGTATATGTAACTATTTTATTAAAACCTAAAGCAATAAGCTCTCTTTCGATAGAACTTTTACCTGATGCTGATTCTCCTACAAGTACTATCATTCTTTAGTCTCCTTTGTATAAGTAATTAACTCTTTAGCATAAGGAAGAGTTAAAATCCAATCACAGAACTGATGCCATTCAGTTAATTTATGAGACTTCCTCTGAAAATACATAGAACGAAGATTCTCATAATTCAAACTGAGAGTTCTTGTCTGAAGCCATCCATTAGGCAACCAACGTACTAAAGCTTTCCAATAGCGTTTGTCTTTAGTCTCAAGATATTTCTGTCTATAATACTCACACTGATCAATAATAGCTGCTGGATCTTCAATCTCTGAATTGAAATCGTCTGTTTCAAAACATTCCAAAGTAATAGGTGTACTAGCAAGTTTGTGCATTGTACTGGAACTATTAGCTACTGTTCCTACTTTGTATGTATCATACTCTTTCCACCAATAAAGCGGTGCGGTAATAGTAACAGCTACAGAAATCTGTCTTAAAAATTTTCTATGCTCTGGTCCGGCACTGATAAGTCTCTGACATAAATCCATATCGTTTGGACCAATAATATAATCCGTCATACCACACTGGTCATAAGGCCCGTCATCAAATGGGCATTCACCACATTCGGCAAGCACACAAGAAACACTATCACTCTTACTATGAGACATTAACGGCAGTCTCATTCCATAAAGTGCTTCTTCAAAGTTATATACATGTGTTCTTTCAAATTTCATATTAAACCCTCCACTTTTTAATAGCTTCATTAAAAATTTCTATATCTATTTCTGGACCCATAATATTTATGTCAATATCTTTTGGTAATCCAAAAGATAAGACTCCCAGAATAGACTTTAAATCAATAACATATCTTCCGAACTGTGCATCAATATCACAATTTTTAAATCTATTGGCAATACTGACAATTTCTGTAGCATCTGTCGAATCATTTAGTCGAATTTTCATCTTTATCCTTTCTTTTTGTTAAATAGTATGATATAGTGTAGATGGTTGTTCTATACACTTCACTTGTACACAACCAACACACATTTTTCTTTAGAGGCACTCTATTCAGTGCCTCTATTTTTTATTTATCTGTACTTCCAAATCCACCATTACGAGTACCCTCAGTTTTATCATCTTCTGTAATTCCATAAGGTAAGAAAATCCCCTGACAGAAGCCATCACCTTTAGCTACTTTCATAGTTTTAACTCCTTCATTGGTAATTTTAACCATGATATGTCCTTCGTTATCTGAATAGAAATAATCACTGTCAATGATACCAACTGTGTTCTCAAGCCTTATTCTATATTTAAAACCTAAACCACTTCTTGGAAACAACATTAGTACCCAATCATTGTTCATTCCGCAACGAATACCAGTTGGAATCTTAATTGTTTCTCCCGGCTCTAACACAAATGACAACGGTGAATAGAAGTCATAGCCAGCACTACCTTTAGTTGCTCTCTGAGGAAGTTCAATAGGGTAATAGGCATCTTTAATTGTTTTATCAGTAACCATTGACGGTTTACTAAATGAATCTTTCCATGCTGTTTCAAACTGTTCATAAGATACTTTTTCAAATTTTGCAACTCTTTTCATTTACAAATCTCCTTTTTTAAATATTCAATATATTTGTCCCATTCACCCAATGAATGGATATATTCTTTAGTTTTTAAACATTTTTTCTTCATATCTTTTTTCAAATCAATTGTCCTATACTGCTTACTTTTTTGAAGTTTATTGGTCAAAAAAGCGTCAGTTACCCTAGAGACTAACAAGTAATCCTTGTTGTCCATAGAATCCAAAATAGCATTGTATTCTGCTAAATCTTCCTCAGGAATAGGGTAATCACATTTGGGTAAGTTCTTAGTCGAGAAAGGACTAATATCTGATCCTGCAGTTGCAGGTTTAAGAAAAGATGCTATGTATTCTAACTTACGAGCATGGAACTTAAATTCTATTTCTTTATCATTTTCCATGATACTTCGTACAGTTCCTTCATCTTCAAGTGCTTTGTATAATTCTTCATAAGTCTTATATTCCGGTAGTCCAATATCATTAGCTATAGCTTTTAAAATATTGTGTCCTCTTCCTATAGATGGAATGTAAGCCACAAGAGTAGAAAAACCATAATGATATATCTGAGCACCACCATAGCATTTGATATAAATATCATCAAAACTTGGGTCTATTCCTCCAGAGTCATCTCTGGGATAATCATTGGTACTTTGATCTATTGCAGCTTTTAGTCTGTAAGTACCTTTATATTTCATTAGATATTTTGCCATTTAAAAACCTCTTTAGAATCAGTTCCTTTCTTAAATCCAAAGAACGGAATATCTTCTTTAAAAGTATAATCATCATTAATATAGTAACAAGGATGTTCTTTTGTTTTAACACAGAAACATTCTTCTTGTGTCAACTCACAATAGTTGAGCATATGGTTCTCTCTGTAATAATCACAATTGAAACAATTCATTAAATCACTGTCCTATCATTTCCTTAGTAATTTCTTTATATATTGGATTGCAATCTTTATATTTACTTGATTGCAAAATTTCTAAGACCAATGTTTCTTTGTCTGTATTAAATCCAAGCGTAAATTTAGGAAATAATATACCTCCTGATACTCTAAATGGAGGACTAATTTTTACTGAATTAATCTTTTTTAGTCTTTTGATACAGTCGTGATATGAATATACTGGATTCACTTGATAATACTTTCTATTTCTCCAATCCATTAAATCCTTGCCTCCATATTTATAAAATCTATAATCTCACCATTGTCTTTCTTCTCTTCCATATCCTTTATAGCATCTTCAATTGAATCAAATTTACAAGTGCAAATGTGTCCTTTTGTAAGATTTACGAAAGAATATGTATGGTCTAATTTATTCATCATAATAGACACAACTACATTATCTTTTTCTCTTATAACTAAATATATATTATCCTTCATCTTTTAAACTCCTCTGCTAAGATTTCAAATTCCACATCCACATTATCACGTAACTTTAACTCATTGACAATGGTAATAAAAACGCCCACAAGCACCATGGAGATTCTGTAATTTTCATACCTATTATTACTGCTACAGCAGTTGAAATCCATGCTATTGCTTTTGCAAATTCCATATATTAATTCTCCTTTAATACCATAATAACTGCATTACACATACCAATAATCTTTTGAAATTTTTCATCTTTCGAATGAACGTTTGCGCTAGACAAGGCATATCCATTTTCTGCAATTTCTTTTATTGCTGACATCCATTCAACAACAATGTTACTACCAGATTTTTCTTTAAGCTGATTTTCAGCATACATTCTTTCTTTATCAATAACTTCTTTATCAATCATTGTTAATATTCCTCATAGTCAGTCTCATCACTGATATTTAATTTATGTTTCTCAGCTTCATGTACTTTATTCAATGCGACTTTTTTACTATCAAATACTACTTCTCCTACAGTATTAAATCCTAAGAGATACTCATGTTTATCTCTTTTATCCATACCTACAAAGTAGGTGTCTGTGACTGTACGAACAGTCAAATCACAGACATCATAGATACCTACTGTAGGGAAAATTCTTGTATAATAGAGCTTGTCACCTTTTTCTATTACTTTCATTAATCACATTTACTCCATCCACAATTCTTGCAAGTGTTACAGCCACCTTCAAAGACTAATTCTCCACCACACTGAGGACATTTCGCCTTAGAAACTGGTACAATTTTAGGTGTAATAACTTCTAATTCTTTTTCTTCAATATCTGAAAAACCTACTTCATCCATCATCTCTTCATACATTTCAAGAAGAGCATTTCCAATAGCTACAGGGCAACTGCTGCCTTTAGATGTATCGTGCTTAGTAGCTGTTCTAACCGCATATGATGGACAGGTACCAGAAGATTTTAACTGATCTACTATGGAATAAACATCAATTCCGCCTCTAGCTGCCAAAGAAATCATTCTCGAAAGTCCAATCATAAAATTATTACACCCACCGGAAGACCCTTTACTGAAATAAGTTTCAAGCAACTGGCCATTGTCTGGATCAAAGAAAGCTTCACAATGGAGTGTTCCACAACCTGTCCTAAGAGTTCTCTTTTTGCCAATGCAATTATCATCTGCTTTGATGATCATTCCTCTTTCTAATCTGTGAGGTTTTTCTACAATATCTTCTACATTCTCTTTAATAGTAAGAATACCTGCACGTTTACATCCATCTCTAAAGATAGTTACACCTTTTAATCCTGCATCCCATGCAGTCATGTATAATCCTTCCACCTGTTCAACTGTAAAATCATTTGGAACATTAACAGTAGAACTGATAGATGCATCAATGTGTGACTGCCAAATACTTTGCATATAGATTCTGTTCTTATAATCCAGTGTCTGAGCTGTTACAAAGTAATCTGGTAATTCAGAATCATCTTTTAATCCATGTTTATCCATATATTCTTTTACAATTGGAGTGTAGACTTTATAATATTCATCATGACCTTTAAGAGACTCTGTTTTTCTTGTATAGTAGTTTGCAAAAATAGGTTCAATACCACCAGACACACCAAGCATAGTTGAAAGAGATCCAGTTGGTGCAATTGTAAGTAACTGAGAGTTTCTAAGTCCAAATGATTCTACTAATTCTTTTGTTTCTCCTAATGCATTTTTACTATAAAACGCTGATTGTTCTACCGCTTCTGGTTTATATTTAGGATATACACCATATTCTTTTGCTAACACAGCAGATGTTTTAATTGCCATATCTGCCATAGTATGTCCAATCATGTCACATAAATCAATGGCTTCTGGACTACCATATTTAATTCCCAGTTTAATAAGCAAATCGGCAAGACCAAAGATTCCAAGTCCAATCTGTCTCCAATCATATACAGATTCTCTTTGTTCTTTTAATGGATGGAGTGGAAGTCCTTCATCTAATACTTCATTTAATGCAATAACAGACGATTTGACACAATGCTTAAAACTCTCAAAATCAAATCCTGTATCACATGCAAATTCAGCTAGGTTAATGCTACCAAGAAGGCATGAACCTCCCGCTGGCAAAGGTTCTTCTGCGCATGGATTTGTTCCTGCATATTCAAACTCATCATCACAACTAAGTAAATTCCAGTTATTGATTCTGTCCCAGAAAAGCATTCCAGGTTCAGCATAATCCCAGTTCATTTCACACATTTTATGGAACATTTCATATGCATCAATTTCTTTAGTGATGGTTTCTCCTGTTTCTAACCTAGTAAATGATAAAGTAAATGGAGTTTTATTCTTTACCGCAGCCATAAACTTGTCTGTAATTCTAATAGAAATATTAGCTTTTGTGACTCTATCAAGGTCTGATTTAATACCAATAAACTCTTCTAAGTCTGGATGCTCACATGAAAGACTAAGCATTAAAGCTCCTCTACGTCCCGCTTGCCCGATTAATCCAGTAACATCCGCCAAACTTTCACCTTCTAGCTTAACCGTAAACAATGAGTCTAATTTATTCAAGAAAGTTTTTTCTCCCCCAAACATTGACCTTTGCACCTCTTGGAGATAATTTACTAATATCAACTCCACATCCACCACCATAGCTATATGTACGAGCAAGTTTTTTAGCGCAGTCAAAGATACTTTCAATATTGTCTTCTGGTGGTTCAATTACATAGCAATTACTGAGACTAATTTTACGTCCTTTATTCTCAAGACCTCTATTAGCAAGAATGCGACCTCCAAATAAGAACTTTTTCTCTTTAATTAAATTAGCAATTTCTGAATTTCCACCAGATACACGATTAATCCACTCATCAAAAGTTTCATTTTCATATCTGTATTTTCTTTCCCAAATGTCTTGTCCTAATTGATTCTCTGTTCCTAACCATTCCTGTACTGTCATACACATTCTCCTTAATCGTAATAATTAATAATATAATCAACAGCTTCTTCAAGAGTATCAAACACTACATCACAATCTTCAGGAAGCCATTCATATACATTCTGTTTCCCAAATCCAATAACAGGTATCCCTTTATCAACTGCATATTGTAATTCCTGTCCAGTTCCCACAGAATTTTCAGTATTATTAAGGTTTACTAAAATCAAATCACTATTGGCGATGAGATACTTTATATAGAAATTTTTTGTCTGCTTGGCTGTAATAGATTTAGAGCCATCTCTAGGAAAATACTCTGTTGGATCATATAAGTGATATGCAATAAGATCTAAATACTTTTGTGCTAAAATAAATCTCTCAAAAGCTTCATTCCTCCAAGATGTCCCTTCATCAACTAATCCTTTGCAAGCACCAGCTAAATAAATATTTAATCTTTTCATTTTATTCCTCCATCATATATTTAATAAACAAAGCTGCATCATCAGGGTTCTCACAATGCAATTCAAGAGTATCTAATAAAGTGTCCCCTGACTGTACCAAAGCAGTTAAAACAAATCTGCATAACTGACTGTTAAGGACAATATTGTCACCTTCCGGTGAGACAATATCTACTCTTCCTTTACATTTATCTACTACTTTAAAAAATGATTCAAAATCTTTAATTCTATTAATTTTCACTCTTGTCCTCCTTATCTCTCAAATCATCTTTTCTAAACATACTGCGTAATCAACTTTTCGTGAAATTTCATTGAATACTACATTCTCAGATACTTTGCCAACATACCAAAAATAAGGACTAATACCTTCGTTCATTTTTTCTGCTAATTTATCTGCTCTTTCCTGGTGCTCATATGCTATATTGCCATATTTAAGTTTCTCTGAATCCCATACAGTATTCCCTATCTTTGTTTTAAATGTTAAATATGATTCATACTCTTTAATATATTCTCTAACTACCGAAAGCATTTTAGGGATATTTTCTTCTAGCACTGGATCACCAATAAATTCCACTGGATACACGACAATGATGTTGATATGTGGCGGTTCCATACTAGCAACTTCTTTTACACAAAAGTTTTTGTCATCTAAAACTATTATTTTAGTTACCTCCCTTCTACTAATTCAAATTCTTCTTTAAATTCTTCGTCTGTATAGCAATTCCATGTATAATATTCTAATCCTAAAACATACCACCGATTATAGAAGTAATATGTTCTATACCAACCGAGATGTTCAACAATACAATGCCTGTCATTATCTTCTTTGATAAATATATGTTCACCATCAATATTAGGCTCAAATATTTTCAAAACTTCTTCTCGATTTTGTTTTGTTAAATATATACACTCATATTGTTCTTTCCTCACACATTTCATTGTTATCTCCTATGAATAATTGAAAATCATTAGCTTCACAACAAGCTGCTTTATATAGAGTAGCCATAGAAAATACTTCTCCTGGCTGGAATCTATCTACTTCTTTGTATCTATAACAGGATTCTTTTTTAGGACAATCCACTAACTCTCCTGCACAGAAAGTAATATCGTGACTAAACGCCATAATACCCGCCTCCCATCGGTTCATTAATAAATTCATCTATTGATCTATAGTCTTTAAGCATAGCAATTGCTCTACATAAGATGCCTTCTATTTCACAATATTGAGCGCTATCAGCAATATCTGATAATCTATCAATCACCTGTGTAATTGTCATATTCTTATATGATGGCTCTTTGTATTCATCCATATTTATACCTCCTAAAAATCAAATTTCTTGTTACATAATTCATCTAAATCATCCATAAGATAAGTTTGTCTATGGATAATCTGTTCTTTAGTAATTGCGTATTGCAGAGCCTTAGTCTGAGCACATAGTATAAATTTTTTACTGGCTCTAGTAATCATGGTGTATAAGAGTTCTTTATTAAGCATAAT